GGCAAATTAAGAAAGCTACCAATTATTGAACAGCATCCATATCAAAAAACTGTTACTTATTGTTCTTATGGTGATAACAGAATGAAACCAACTGATATTTGGACTAACTTTAATTTTGAAACTAGACCAATGTGTTGGAATGGTAATAGAGATTGCCACCATGAACCAGCACCACGTGGCTCACAAACAGGCACACAAGGATTGAAAAACAGTTATTTAAAATCACAAATACCTTCAGCATTGTTTGAAGATATTTTTATGGAGATAGAGCAGAATGAAAGAAGATCATAAAATGAAAAACTCATGGGAAGCCATGAGCAAGGCAAGGACAGCAAAATATCAAGCATATAAAAAAACTGTTATGCCAATTATTAAGGAGATACAAGCATCAGGTGTTAAGTCTTTACAAGGTATTGCTGATGCTTTATCGGATAGAGAAATCAAAACTAGGTATGGCAAAGATATTTGGCATCCATCACAAGTTAAGAATTTATTGGAACGATGAAAAAGAAATTAAGACTGCGACTTAATATGTCGCATGATTCTGTTTATATTGATTTTGATGATTTTAGATGTGTCTTTAAAGAACATGGCATTACTTGTGTTTATGTCGTTGGTAGAGATGAACCGATACAATGCAGAGATTCTGTTGATGAAATATCAGATCAAGTTTTCAAACATTATGAGCAAAGTTAAAAGAACCTTTAGTTCTGCGGTAAGGCAACCATATCAAGATGCCATAGGTATCATTTTGAAGGTCATTGACTATCACAACGAACAGGCTAGAAAAGATTTTGCCAATGCACAATTTCATAGCAAACAAGCAACTGCCCTAAAATTATGGATGATAGACATGAAAGAATTTATCATTAAGCATGAAAAGAAAGAATCCATATCAGTACAAACAACCGAAGAAGAAACAGGGAGAGAAGCAGTTTTATCAAGCATTGGTAAAGATGTATAAAAAAGAAAGCAAAACAAAAATAAACTATGCTGGTAAATTAACCGAAGAAACATTAGACAGAATTAGAAAAGATTTAAAAAGGAGAAATAAACTATGAAAACACAAAAGATAGATCATACGCCTGAAGCTATAGGTAAATTAACACCTGACTATGAAATCAGTTGTAGCTTACTTGAACCATTGATTACAGGACAGAATCCCTATCAAACTAGGAATCAAGTATTGGAGAACTGTCATAAAGCCTTAAAAGGTGAAGATATCAGAATACCAACTAATAATTATATGGAAGTAGGTAATGTCTTGGAAAAACCTGTAGCTGAGTTAGCATCTAAAAGAATTGGCTTATTGGATATACAGTTGGTAGTAGAAGAAGCTGTCAGACATAGCAAAGTCACATTAAATGGCTCAATAGATTGTATTGGTGTAGCTGATAATCTTTTTATTACCAAAGATGTAGATAAAGGTTTTTATTGTCCTGAACTTGAAGATGGCGAAGGCATTAAGCTGAATGGTAAAGGTATTGTTGAAATCAAAGTAACCAATGCACCATTAAGCGAAAGCCTACCGCCCTATCGTGGTGTTATACAGGTCAAAGGTTTGATGGCTATAACCGAATATACGTGGAGTGTCGTTTGTGTTTTAAATGGTTCTGATCTAAGAATTTATTTCTATCAACGTGATGAACAATGGGAGAAAGATGTGCTTGAGCCTACAGTCATAGACTTTAACAACAGGATAGCTAATTGTGATTGGTATGATCCTTTTGACACAAAGGAAGCTGGATATATTACACCGCAAGACAATGGTGAATCTACCGAACTTACAAAGCAAGACCAAGTACAGATAGATAACATTGTGGCTTGGGAAGCACAAATAAAGAATCTAAAGGACAATATCGAAGAAGCTAAGAAAAGCATCATGATGTCTATGAAAGATGCCAAAGAAGGCTATTCTGAATCGCATAAGGTCGTGTGGCAGACAATTAATTACAAAGCACAACCTGAGAAGCTAGTACCAGCAAAAGAAGCCTATACTTCAAGAAGATTTAGCATCAAAGAATTACCAAAAAAAGATTAAATTTTTACTTGCAATAGTTGTAAAAATCATTAATATAATAGTTGTAATTAACAAATAAGGAGAAAATTATGCACGACAAATTAGTTACAACATACAAAGATTGGACAATAACAAAAAAGACATACTATAAAGGTGGAACTATGTTTTATGTTTTTGACCAAAACATGACAAACCACAGAACTCTTTTTAGAGATTTGAAAACCTTACAAGAAGCTAAAGATTATATTGATGAGTGTATAATTAGTTAGCAATTAATTCTCCCCTATGACGAGTCGGTAATTTCTATCGGCTCGTCCTTTTACTTGTACTGCATAAGTAGAATCCAATAGTTCTTCACCAGCTAGTTCAAAATCTCTTTCTTCCATAGCTTCAAGCATCTTGGTAAATCTACATAATCTTTTGATACCAAGATTGAAACACATATCTGCTAAAACCAATCTGACGTTATAGGGCATGGATTGCCAAAAAGGTATGTTTCTATCAAGATCATTAAAGACACCATCCATGTCATTTGACAATAACATCTCAGCTTCTTGGATAGTTATGCCATTGTCAGTTAGATTACGACCTACACCAATTGTAGTTTTATCGCTTGTACATTGATAAGGTTTAAGTTCCATGCCCTCATTCTTGATAAGCATTTCTTTTAAATCATCAATCAGTTCTTTGGTAACACCTGTTTCCATTATGGTTTGTACGAATCTTTGACGTTTTCTTCTCTCATATTATTTCTTGCGACACCTCTATATTTCTCAAAACTTCTCATGCCTGATAATCCTAATAAAGATAATGTCAAAGTCATAAGACCTTCAGTATCAATATCAGGTGGCACAATATCAATGGTAAATGTCCATACCACCCAATTAAGTATCGGTGCTAAAAAATATGCCCATGCTAAACCTAATGCACATATCCACATGATTGCTGGTCTTGCACCAGCTACAAATATAGAACCATGTTTTGCTTGTGCAAGATTTATTTCGTTTTGTGATTTTTGCAGATCAATCATTTGTGATTTGATACTTGCTTCTAATTCCATACGCTTAGTTTTATCAGGTATGGCTTTACCGATTAGATCGCTTATTGGTTTAAAAAATTTATCAATCATCTTCTTTGCCCTCCAAAATGTTTTTTAGTTTTTGTCGCTTTTCATAAGCAGAATCTTGGTGTAAGTCTTTATCAACTATCTTTTCTAATTTAAGGGATTCTATCTTGGTATTGCTGATATAACGCCATGTGTAGCCATCACGACCATAAACACCAAAGACAGTAGTACCCATACCTATTTTTATTATCATGGCTTGTTCGCCATCTAATAAGACCTTATCGCCTTCGTTGAATTGTGAATTGAGTTTGAATTTAAGACCTTTGATAAAAGATACAGAATAATCTTTAAGAGCAAGACCGCCTAAGACACTAGCTAAAAATATTGAGATTTCAACATAATATTGCTCAAGGTTCATTCTACATAAAGAAGGCATTGATAACCAAAGATGTCAGAAGCGTGATAACAATACCAGCTACTTGCCATAATCTAGTATTTTGTAAATTAATGTCAGATTCTATTGAATCCAACCTACGAAAATTCTCCTTCCACTTTTGTTCACAAACCTTTTCATGCCTATCCAAAGCATTTGCAACCTGTTCAACAGTTGGCTTCTTAGTCGATGGTCTTGGTTTCGCTGTCGCTTTCTTTCTCGGCATTTCCTATACCTCTAAGGCTTTCTAATAATGACTTTGATTTAAGATCAACCAATTGTTTCTTGTCAGAAAACTCTCTTGCCATTGGTTCAATCTCCATACATCTTTTTTGTAAGGCTAAGACATCATTAAACAAACTTCTTTGTTCATCTGTCATATCTTCTTTGTTAAATTCTTCGACTGTACCATCATCGTTTTTAACTTGTATATCTGACATATTATTCTCCTATTGTTTTCGTTTCTTGTGTTGGTGTTACTAATTCAGCTAATAAATCAGCTAAAGAATTTTTTTTAGCTTGTACTTCAACTTCTCCAATAACATCTACCACCCAACCTGTTATTTGTTCATTGGTTAAATCTTCAAAAGCAGTAAAGTTAGATAAGTCTGATGTATCTAATTCTTGTGTGCCATAAACAAAACCTGTTAATGGTTCGTCATTTGCATCATTATTAGCATCATCTTCAGCAACTAATTTCCAATGCACGTTAAATACAGTATCTTTATTACCATCTATGGTTTTTACATCTACAGTTTTACAATCCCAAGTATAATTTATTGCCATAATTTTACCTCATTTATTAAGCTATTAAACAAAAGCAAATTGCGCCCAGCTTGTCCAAGTACTGCCATTATTTGCACTATATCTTTTATACATATCTCCTACTAAATTTATTGCAATTTGCACTATATAGTTATTTGAAGCCGAACCACTTGTTGCAATAAGTGTTGATCTTACAAAAAACCAATTTTGAGTACCTGGCTTGTTAGAAGGATTAAAACCACTTATGCCTTCAAAAACACCACCATTAAGACTAGCATAAGCGGTGTTAAAGTCTGTGAATGTAACTGATTTTCTTATTAATCCGCCATTAATAAATGCTTGTGCGGCAGAAGCAACAGTACCACCAATTTCAGATGTAGCCGCAACATAAAATTTTCCTGTTGCATCTATCCTAGCTCTTTCTGTATTTGCAGTACGAAATATCATATTTGCTGATTCACGTTGAATTAAAAACATATCTGATCCTGATAAAGTAATAACAGAGCCATCTGTTCCAGTACGACCTGTAGTATCATTGACCATTACAAAAGCTACAGATGCTAAAGAACCACCATCTAGAACAACCTGTCTATTTGCCCATCCTGTTAATGAAGTTCCACCAAATCCAATATTTAAACTTGAGTCTATTGAGATTGCTGGTGTAGTGCCTACTGTTGAGCCTTTACCAATAACTAAATAATCAGACGAATCATCAAGACCAACATAATAATCTTGAGCATTACCATCAAATATTAATGCTGTATCTTCTTCGCCACCATCACCAATAGTAATTTTTGGTGTTGTGCCTTTTAAAACTAAATGACTGTTTGTTAATGTTGCAACATCTGTACCACCAATCTTAAAATCTATTTGATCGTCTGTATCTGATGTTAAAGATGTATCAGCATCAGAATCTAAAATTATTTCACCACCATTTACATCTAAAGTTCCTGTCGTGCTTAAATTACCATTTACTGTCAAAGCACCTGATGTTGAATTGTCTGCGGTAATTGATAAAGGCAAAGTAATCCAAGCGTTGTTTGCAGAATTTCTTAGCTTCAATACATTAGCAGATGTATCAATCCACCATTCATAAGCAAATGTAGTAGATGGTTCTGATGAACCTGAGTTGTTAGATACAATAGCATCTAAAGCATTATTTAAGTCTGCTCTAAAGTTTGCGCCGCTTTGATTGGCAATATCGTAATCGTGTTGAGCCATTAAAAACCTCTTGCTATATAGTCAAATGTTCTACCGACAATTGTACCACTACTGTTCTTGAATGTAATTGTAAAACCTGTACTGGATACACTTGTTATTTCATAAAAATCTCCACTTGCCATATTTTGTGCAGTAACAGCAATTTTTGGAGTAACTAAAAATCCTTCACCGAAAGTAACAGCTAAAGAACTTGTACTTGATGTCAATTGTTGTGTATCAAATTTTTGAAAGGCTTCTAAAGTTGCAGATAATGATGTGATATAAACTTGGTGAGTTACATCGCCTGATGTTACTAACAATCTAAATTTAAAAGCACGACCAAAGTAATTACCGATTCTAAAGTTTTGAAAATCACTAAATGTCGGTGAGCCACTAGGATCATCATTGGTTGTTGCTATTTGCAACTGAACTTCAACATCATCATAAGTATTTAAATCAAAAGATTCATAGTCATCAATATTTCCTGAACGAGTATCTATAAAGTCAGATGTTGAATTAGTCGTAAAAGCAAATGCAGAAGTTAATCTATAAGAAGCCGCCGCAATACCTGTGTCAATAACATTTGCAAAATCATAAGTACCTGATAAATCTACACCACCAGCGGCATCAATTAATCCCACTTCATCAATCAACCCCAATGAATCAAACAAAGTATCTGCTTCTAATTTCAAAGTATTATCATCAGTAACAACCATATTTGATTTAGTTCCAGCAAAAGAAGGATTTTCTGTTCTTGTTAAAAATTGTAATGATTGAAACAAATCAGGTGTAACTGTATTTACTACTGTTGTCGCATTGGTAGATTTAACACCTGTAGAATCAACCGCTTTAATTAGATAAGTACCAACTAACAATGGTACTTCTGTTGAATTTGCAATACCTGATACAGCTTCTCCTATTTGTGTTGATTGCGCCCAAACTGCACCTGATGTCAATGAATTATGTCTTATCTCATAAAAACCGCCAATCTTGACATCCAAGTCTGTAGTAGGTGTCCAACTTAAAGTTGCAGTATTAGAATCTGCTCTTAAAAATAAATTACTGACATCTGATGGAACTGCGGTTAAGCCATAGATTCTTTGTGTGGTTGATGAAAATTCTGATGCTACACCAACAGTATTTACTGCTCTTACTCTAAATTCATACAACGCTGGTTCAATATCAAAGAATTCGAAATTAGTTCCTTGTGATGTTCCAGCACCTTGAAAAGATGCTTCTGAAGATTTTTTAAATTCAACATCATAATGATCTATAGTAACTCCTAAATCTTCCCATTCTGTATTGACTGATGTGCCAAAAGTTAATATCGCTTTTGCTTTTACACCTGAACCTTGAGTGGTAGTAAATAATTCTTCTGTAACAAAGTTGATTGCTGGTGTGTTAACTTTAGGCAGAACAGAAAAACCTTTGACTTCAAATATCTCTGTAGCAAAATCAGAATAAACTCCTAGTCTGTTTTTTGCTCTTACAGCTACAAAGTATTGACCTTCTTCTAATTTATCTATGGTAAAACTTTCAGTAACACTTCTACCTTCAAAATCATAACTAGCTTTATTTGCAAAGCGTACTGAGTTCAATCTATTAATACCTATCTCATAAGATTCAACAGAAGATTTATTTGGTTGAGTCCAATTTATAGTAACTCTATTAAATAATGTTGGTGGTATTGCTATTAGTTCCTCTGAAGGAGTAGTTATTGTTGGTTTATCTTCAGATGAAAAATTAGGTAAATTAGTA